ACGTGACCTTCTTCTTCAACGATTATACGGAGAAGCCCTTCAAAGGTGAGGACCGGCAGATTGTGCCCCTCATATACAGTGGGATGCCTATGAAGTTGCGTCAGGCCGTGCCGATCAACCTCAATGCGTCGATGACGATTATAATCCCCTGGCTGAGGCCTGACACTCTCTCCGCTCCACCCTCCTGTTGATAACCCTGTTGATAAATTGTGGATAACTTCAAAAAAGCTGTTGACAACCTGTGGATAACTGTGATTTAATCACTGGAAATGACGCGGGTTGGACTGGAGTGGCCCCAGCACTAGGCTCATACCCTTGATGATGTCAGTTCGATTCTGACACCCGCAACCATTCAATCCTTAACCTTACGAGGTTTCCATGGGCGGCGGCAAAAGCTTCAATGTAGAAAGGATGGTCAAGGAAAATATAGAGTCGGCCAAGCCTAAAAGCTTATCACCCGAGCATGTCCTTACCTCTGCAACAAGTTTCGCCACTGGCGTTACTCAAACAAAAGAGACATATAGGCAAATACAAAGCCTTATGGGGAATGCAGAACTTCCGGCCCCTATCACCCCAGAACTCAATCAGCTTTCCCAATCCGAAATAAACACAGCCTCACAAAAAGCCCGTGAAGAAGAACGTAAGCGGCGTGAAGCATCCCGTATAAGAAATCGAACTTTAAAGACCGGCCCGCGTGGCCTTGAATCGGGTGGCAATATCGCATTCGAGTCTATTCTTGGTGTGTAATGGCTGAACTTAGAGCCCAAATAGAGAACAGACGCGGCAATCTCAAGACGCATCGTCAGACTTTCTGGGACCACTGGAAAGATTTGTCTACGTATATCATGCCCAGGAGAGGGCGCTTTCTGAATTCTGATGTTAATAAGGGCGACAAGCGTTATAGTGACATCATCGACAATACCGGTATGCTTGCCGCCAGAACTCTTCAGGCGGGTCTTATGGCATGGCATACCTCACCATCACGGCCATGGTTCAAGCTGGCTACTGCTAATCCTGACCTGATGAGCTCCGCTGCTGTCAAGCATTGGATATATGAGACTGAGAAAAGATTGAGATACGTCTTTGCCCGGTCGAATTTCTATAATACCATCCCCCTTGCATATCAAGAACTTGGAGTATTTGGCACAGGCCCATTTATGATCGTTGAAGATACGAAGAACTTCATCTGGACTCAGCCGTTTACGGTTGGTGAGTATATGTTGGGAATCAACGAGAAAGGTATTGTCGATACCTGCTATAGAGAGGTTCCGTACACTGTCAATCAAATGATCGCCAAATTTGGCCGTGATAAGGTAAGCGAGACGGTCAAAAGCCTGTATGACAAAGGGAATATTGATGACAAGGTAACAGTCCTTCACGTGGTAGAGCCCAATGATGACAGGGTGCCGTCGATTAAAAACGCAAAGAACATGCCTTTCAGGTCCGTTTACTACGAGGATGGTAAGGCTGGCAAAGATCCCTTACTTCAGTCTGGTTTTGAGGAATTTCCTGTCATGGCTCCCAGGTGGCATGCGAATACCGGGGATGTATACGGGACTGAATGCCCCGGTATGGTGGCTCTTGGTGACATAAAATCCCTTCAGATCATGCAGAAGCGGAAGGCTCAAGCAATCGATAAGATAATCAATCCTCCTCTTACTGGGCCGTCAAACCTAAAAACAGAGCATATATCAAGCCTTCCAGGTGCAAGGAACTTCCATGACAGCATTGATAGTCGAGTGGGGCTAAAACCACTACTGGAATTGAACATCAATCTTGGTGATTTGAGAGTTGACATTAACGAGACGCAACAGAGAGTTGAGAAGGCTTTTTATGCTGACCTCTTTCTAATGCTTCAGGCGCTTGATAGGCGTCAGATCACGGCCACTGAGATTGAGGCTCGCGAAGGTGAGAAGATGCTGCTTCTTGGCCACGTCCTTGAGAGGCTTAACGATGAGATGCACGACCCAGCCATTGACAGGACGTTCAATATTCTGGCGAGAAATAATCTTCTTCCTTCACCTCCGAAAGAAATGCAAGGGCAAGAGCTCAAGGTTGAGTACATATCTTTACTCTCTCAGGCTCAGCAATCGGTTGATACGAGGTCTATTCAGAATCTATTCGCTCTTGTGGGGTCTGCGTCAGAGATAAAGCCGGACATTATCGACAAGGTTAATTTTGATCAAGGTATTGATGAGTTGGGCGAAAGGATGGGCGTACCACCTAAGCTGATAAACAGTGATGATGATGTTGCCGCCATACGCCAGGCAAGGGCAGAGCAGATACAAAAGCAACAGGCTATAGAGCAGGCGACACAAGCGGCTCAGGGTGCAAAGGTGCTCTCTGATACCGATCTTACCGGTGATAGTGCATTGACGAATATATTGCAGTGAGGAGAGTATGAGTAAAAAAAGAGCGAAAAACCATAGAGATACCGAACTAAACGACGTTAGGGCGGTAATGTCTACGCCTCAAGGGCGTCGGTTGATGTTTCGGTTGTTGGTGCTCTCTGGTAAGGATACTTCTCAATTCACAGGGCATAACTCATACCAGAATTATTACGAGGGCAAGCGCGCCTTGGGCCTGACAATAGAAGCAGAGCTCAAGATCGCTGATATAAAAAATTACTTCCTCATGCTTAAAGAAGCTCACATGACTGAGGAGCAATTAAAGATTGAGTTAAAAAACGAAAGAGAGGAATTAAATAACGATATGGAGGAAGAAAATGGCTGAAGAAAACGAGACTGGCGCCGCACAATCCGATAATGCAGGCGGCCAGGACGCAAGCGGCCAGGATAACGCCGGTGCTGGCGGTAGCGACAACGCTGGTATTGAAGATATCCTGACTGGCAAAGAAGGAGATACAGGCGCTGAAGGTGAAGGTGGACAGGGCGGCACGTCCGGACAGGACGCCGACGACAAGGGCGGCGACGAATCCAATGACGATGCAGGTGCTCCTGAGACTTACGCTGATTTTAAGCTGCCTGAAGGTATGGAAGCCGATACTGGCCTCATAGAGGCAATATCTCCGATCTTCAAAGAGCTTAATCTATCGCAGGAGAAGGCTCAGAAACTCCTTGACGCCTATAATGGCGTCGTCGCGGAAAGGTCTAAAACTCAGGCTGATGAATTCAAATCAACCGTCGAGGGTTGGACTAAGGCAATCAAGGATGATAAGGACTATGGCGGCACGAAGTTTGCTGAAACGGCCAAGCTTGCGAACAAAGCTGTAGCAGCATTCGATAAGGGCGACCTTGTTGGACTTCTGAAGCGCACAGGTCTTTGCAATCATCCTGAGATCATCAAAGCTTTTGCCGAGGCAGGAAAGCTCATCTCTGAAGATGCAGGGATATTGCCTAATGGTGATGGCGGGCAACCGAAAAGCAAAGCTGACATTATCTATGGCGGCGGCTCTTAGTTGCATAACACTAAACATAACGACGGAGGTATAACATGGCTGTTTTAGGTATAACAATGCCAAGTCTCGCGGATCTTCTCAAGAGGACCGATCCGAATAACAAGATTGCTGCAATTATTGAGCTTCTTACCGAGACGAACGAGATTTTGTCAGATGCGGTAATGGTGGAGGGCAACCTTCCTACCGGCCATATGACAACGGTTAGAACGGGGCTTCCAAGCTCAACCTGGCGCTTGCTGAACTACGGGGTGCAGCCAAGTAAATCAACCACCAAGCAAGTTACTGATACATGCGGTATGCTTGAGGCTTATGCCGAGGTTGATAAAAAGCTTGCTGACCTTAACGGTAATACAGCGGCATTCAGGCTTTCCGAGTCTCAAGCGTTCATGGAGTCAATGAATCAGGAGATGGCCGATACCCTTATCTATGGGGATACCGACACTGACCCTGAGAAATTCATGGGTTTTGCTCCAAGGTTTGACTCTATCAGTACTGACTCGACCAAATCGGGATATAATATCGTTGATGGCGGCGGTACGGGTTCCGATAATACGTCAGTCTGGTTCGTCACTTGGGGCGAGAATACTTGTCACCTTACGTCTCCAAAAGGTATTCCCG